CTTGTAACATACCCATTTCAATTCTGTCCTCGAATCGTCTACGACCATCCAATTCAGATTGTAAGTACCATACAAATCCGCCGTTATCAGTTTCTACCCAAGAATCTTGAGTAATTTCAGAACCACTAGCTAAGTAGTTGTCCTTCTCGATGATAGTTTTGTTACGTAAAACCGTAAAGTCGGTTTCTAAACTTCCTTCCATACCACCAGTTCCTTTTTGGAATTCCGAGTGGTTAATAAACGTCTTAATATTTGCTGTTCCAACTTGCCATCCTGCAGCCTTGTAAGGCAATGCAGTAAAGGTATTTGGATCTACAGCAGTAATACGTCCTAATTGTGAGTTACCGTTACCGGAACATGCTACTACCTCACCAACACGATAAACGTGATCGGCTTTGGTAAACACATTTCCTGAACGTGCAACGTCAGTATAGGCTGTATGTAATCGACCTTTCTCTGTCCAAATATATTGGTCAGAAGAGATCGGCTCCTCGTTACCCATGTTAAAGATCATTCCTGTTAAAGATTGATCGCCATAGATAGATATGAGCTTTTCGTATGCGTCAGGTGCGTACTGAGTTGTATAATCAAAGATATCAATGTAGTTCGTTGGAACTGCAGTCTTGATTGAACTCGGTTGCAACTGAAACGTAGGTGTTGCAGCTAATGCCATTGTTATTAATCAAATTAAATTAAACATTCTTTTTTTACTCTTTTTGAGGCTTGAATTTAAAACGCTTTTGCCTTTTAGTACCTCCAGTAATACCATCAACAACGTCGTTGATATTACCCTTTTTTGGTGTGCCTTGACCTCTAACTGGCTCTTTACCGGGGTCGAGTGTCAAGTTTTTATCCTTATTGATCTTATTCTCTGTTCCTACAGATATGCCTTGCTCGAAGGCCTTCTTGATCATGTTTGGATATTCTCTGATAATTAAAGCATCTTTAACAATAGATTCGTGGTTGACTGTTCCATCCTCATTATACCAATGTGGCATTTTTTCTACTAGTTCAGGAAGAGATCTTCGATCACCTTCCGCTACATCGTAGTTGATGTTTAAGTCATCCGACAACTGCATGTTAACAGCTTTCAGAGATAAGGCTGCTTTCTCAAGGCTCTTCTTGTATTGAACTGCACCAGTTTGTTGTTGCTCTTGCTGTTCCTTTACTTGCTTGGCAAGTTGAAGATCCTTTTGTTGCTCCTCTGTTAGACCTTGCCCTTCTGATGGAACTAAGTTCAATCGGTTGGACTCTAACTGTTTTCTGCCATCGGCAGCAAATCGCTTTAGCTTAACGCCTTTAGCCATTTTATCACTTTCGTTATCCTCATCTTCGTTAAAGACATAGTCTTTCATTACGAAATCAAGTTCCTCTGATGTCAGGTTTTCGTATTCTTGTGCAAGAATCTCTCTTGCTACGTCTACATCTGCCATTTTAGAGAAGTCTCGATTATAATCCGAGAATTTCAATAAGCTCAATCCAGTCTTGTCTTTCCAATCCTTGAGCTGTTTAAGCTCGGGATCTAACTCCGGTACTGTTACTAAATCGTCTAATGAGTTAATCGGTTTATTGAGCTTCTCGCTCAAAAAATTAAACATAGACTCTTCCGTAATTTGGGAGTCGACACCACTTGGATCTTGTGGTTCAGGATCTTGCGGTTCCGGGTCCGCAGGGTCCTGTGTATTTATATTGGGGTCCGCGTTCGGATCTACTGGTGGATCAGCCGGTGGGTCTTGTGGTGGATCTTGAGGATCTACTGGTGGATCAGCCGGTGGGTCTTGTGGTGGATCAGCCGGAGGGTCTTGAGGATCAGCCGGTGGGTCTTGTGGTGGATCTTGAGGATCTACTGGTGGATCTACTGGTGGATCTTGGGGCTCTCCTTGCGGTTTAATTCCCTTGATAATGTCGACTGCACGAGACGAATTATCGTTGCTCTTTTTAAATAGTGCCATTTTTTATTTAATTTAATTTGATTCAATTTCTATATAGACAAATATATACAATATATATACGCGCTTTTTTTCGTCTAAACACGTAGAGAGTTGACGTTAATCTCGCCTTCTACACTTGAGTATTGTGAGTTAAAATCGATGGGGTTGTCCGTATCGTTTGCCTGTTTCATTTGAGATTGTTGACTCGCTTGTATTGCAGTTCTTTTGTCCTTTCGATCTTCTGAACGCTCAACCTCTTGTTGACGGGTTTGAGCCTCAACGCTTGTCATACCGTATTTAAGTGCATATTCTTTATCCATAAGAAATGCATTGGCATCTTTCTCGGCTGCAATCTTGGTTTCAATATTGGTACGTTCTTCTTTAATAGCATCGAGCTTACCCTTATTACTAAGTTCAATCTCTGCCATCTTACCTTGGGAAGCTGCTTGAGCTGCTTGAGCATTACTTTCTCCTGTAGCTTTTATTTTTTCAAGTTCTCGCTCTTGTATCTTCCTTTCATGCTTATCCTTGCGGATTTTAAGCATCTCATTGGCCAAGGTTAAATTACCAACCTTTCTGATATCAATGCCATCTGTCGTAGATATACCTCCTGCTGCAATTTCAGCTTGGATATTTTGCTCGAGCATAGCTCTTTCCTGTGAATCCGGTTTAAGTTTGATTGTAATACCGTAATCATGTAGGTGTAAGTTGTCAAGAGACTTAATCACATCTACATTAATTTTACCTATAGAATTTATATACGCATCCCTCAAGTTAGGGAATTTGAAAATATCTTTTAATCGAAGTGCTAGACCATTACAAAGACGTTGGGTGATGGATAGTTGTCCTTCTAATACGTATCGCGTAGCAACATTAGATCTTACTTGCACTTGTTCCTGAACTCTCACAGCAGTACGAGGGTCAGGTAGCGTAGCATCTGCTCCTGCTCCTATACCTACATCATCCCTTAGTATATTAAGATGAAAGTTGTATGCTCCCATTAATTGCTCTAATCCTGAAATATTGCCATTGTTAAGCTCTTTTATTGGCATATAGCCATTATTAAAACCTCCTTCGGCAAGTTTACTGGTTCCTATTAAATTACCAGTCTGATCGTAATACTTCACCAATTCTAATGGTGAGAAGAATTGACCTTCTCCAAGATCTACCTCTTGTAAGCCATCTACATCTAACCAAATACCGTTTGGTTTAGCTTTGGCAATGAACTGTTGTATCTTAATTTTTATTTGTTGTAGTTGATCGATAGTCTGTACAGCTCTTTCAGTTAGAGATTGTATTCTCCCTTGATAGATTTCAGGTGCATAAAAAACAGTTGAGCTTGATACATTGTTTTTGATAAATCCTTCGGGTCTTATCATGTTTTCCTGCTCTCCATAATTAAATAACATGTCGCTACCTAATACTAAAGCTCCTTCAAATATAGTGTCAATTACATCTTCTAGTATATCAAATTCCTTTGTACCAGTTTCCTTCTCCTTGTCATAAATTTCTTGTGGCTTCTCAAAATCATCATCTCTTTCACTTATGGTGTAACCTCCATCACGCCTGTACTTTTTCTTGTACTTAGTACTTTTAGTAGTTTTATAAGAAAAGAATAATACATCGACCAGATAGCTTGGCAGATCTTCTCCCCTATACCAAAATTGATTTGATATTCTGTTGTAAGATTGCCATTCGTTAGATACATTTTTAAACTTGTCTAATTCCTCTTTTGTGAACTTTCTTCCTGAAATTCTTTGAAGTTCATTTAGAGTCATACGCTTCACATAACCATCATAGTAAACGTTACTAAAGTCAGGCTTTTCAGGATATGACCACACACCATCAGCTACGTCACGGTATTCCACTTGAATACCTTTAGTTGGATCCGTGCTATGGCGTACACTACTGATACCTATAGTAACAAGATCTGTTAGTATTTGTCTTTGTATTTCAGGATATCCATTGTATTGTAATGTGTATTTTAAAGCTTCTTCAATAGCTACCTCTATAGATGGCTTATACTTGAGCTTCATGTGTAGTTCTAGCTCTTCGTCCGATTCGGGGATTTCATCTCCCGGCATTAAATCTATGTTGAGTAAGTTCTTACCATCCTCTAACATGCCTTTTGAAACCATGTTCTTTCTAAGGATGTCTTTGAAATCATCTCTTAAACCTTGTGATACACCATCTACAGCTTGAGCATCTATTTCATATAGACGTTCAACCATTTGGTTAACTATAAGTTTTATGAATTTAGGTAAGGTTTGTATTGGCCTCCAATCATAGTTTGAATAGGTAGCTCCATCAGTTCCATCCCCTATCAGTTTCTTATACAAATCTGTAGATTGCTCCCCTCGAGCATAACGCCTAAGTTTATCAAACTTTAGGTTTTTATCGAAGAAGTTGCCATAAGTATTTCCACTTTTTATGTAGAACCACTCATACTCTATTAATTTTGCCATTCGCATTCCATACTCATCGGTAATCTTCTCCGAGTAAGGAGCGAGAGGGTCGGGGAACGCTCTCTTGTTTGCGACTTTAAGTTGTTTTTTGTTTAGACGTTTCAATATAATACTACATTAAGTTATAAGCTGTCCTATGTCTCCTGTGTTGGAGTACTTTCTTAACAAAGATACAGTTTTTTTAGAGCCAGATTTTTTTGGTGCAGGTTGGTACTTATGACGTAGTGCTCCCATGATTGCCAAACCTGATGAAATCGTAGCATCATGGGCTGTTCTCTTAACAGGATCAAACACCATCCAGTCATACAGAGTGCGTTGAAAAGGCATAAATCCTATAGTATTCAATTCCTCATCTACTCTGAATCTTTCATCAGTTTTCTTACCAACATATCTTTGAATGTATGTACGTATTGCATTTTCATGTAAGCTAAGAACGTCTTGAGCTTTCATTACCTGACCTCCTAATACTAAATCATCTCCCGTCAATTTACTTCTTATCTTATCAATTCTGTTGAGATTGAAAGGACGGCAACTATTTGGTTCAGTTAGATAGCAATACTTAACAAAATCCTTACGATTATTCTCTGCTAATATTGGAAGTCCATAAAACCATGCAGCTTTAATAATATCTTCGTTAAATATATCTTGTGTTGGTGGCTTATCTATATACTCAAACAAAAACCTATTACCTACGACCCCGACATTATTATCTTTAGCGTATGCGTGTGCAGATCCTTTAGACTGTTTATTTTTACCTTGTACATAAGATCCGTATGAATCAACTCCAATACACCCGAAGTCATTCATAGGGTAGAATCTACCATTTCTTAGTTGGACATTATTACGTAAGGCCCCTGTTCCATCTATGTGATTAGGCATCCACCAAACTACAAATCTTCCGTTGGGGCTAGGAAACCACTCTACTTCTGTAAACCTAATACCATCCTTCCACTCAAATGTTCCTCTTACTGTTTTAGTATCTTCAATTTCGTGTGCATCATTATTATCTGTTTGATCTAAAAGCTTTACTAAGTTGAATACACAAGATTCAGCCTCGTCACGCATAGCATGGGCCTCTGTCATAGGAGTTTGCCTGTAGGTATTATTCAGGGCTTTATCTCCCTGTCTCCTAGCCTCTTCATAGAGATCCTTTATTTGAAGTATAGAGCCTTTTAATATAGGATCTCCAAATGTATTTAGAGTTCCTTTAGGTGGCGTTTTCTCCCAACACTTACCATATCTATCAATACAAGCTTCATAATTCTTATGAGCCGGCATGAAGTAGGAGTATAATTTAGTAGGGGTGTGCCCTGATTCCATCCTATCTCTAACTTTAGAAGATAGATATAGGGATTTACCTTCCTCTCCTCCTTCCAACATTTTACCCATTGTAGACCCTAAAAAACATTTTCCAGTCACCCTACCTCCCCTGAACATGGTAGGTAACAATGTATTGAAGTGTTCTATGTAGGAGATTTTGTTCCACTTCATAAACTCATCTCCTATGTACTCTCTCAAGGTCTGTCCATCATACGCTTTCTCTTTTGTAGCTTGGTAATCGGATCCTGTATTTAAGTAACCTTTGTTGGTTGTATCTTTTGCCTTCTTTGCTTCCTTAGACGCATTAGATGGCCTACCAAACTCTAAACGGGTAACGGAGTCTGGTCGACTTTTTAATATCGGTTGGAAGAAAAAAGGTAGCTCTTGAAAGACGTAAAGTTGTTTAGCAAATGCATACTTGGCATCATCTTCGGTCATACTAGTAAGCCCTACTTTGATATTATTTGTAGAGGTAGATACTTCTACTGCATCTGATACAGCTCCATAAGTATATCCCGTTTGTCGAGACTTTAGAAATATTTGTCCTAGACTTCTAGTGTCAATCCTACAAGCTTCTTTGTGATAAAATAAATCTCTTTGAGCTTCTCTGTAGTTAGGGTAAATATCTCCATCAAGCATTTTACCCCATTGTAATTGGAACCAATGTTTACCAGTTAAATAAGTTGGTGCTCCATTGTTCATAAACCAAACGCCTTCTCTACGTCTACGGAATTGCTCCATAATATAATCGTAGAAAGGATCTATATTATCCATGGAAAGTCCTGCCGGCATTTCTTCTCTCTGCCAGTACTGGTCCTTTTTCTTCTTTTTATTGAACAGTACTTTAGACTTCTCTCTTGGAGGATGTGGTAACTGTACTTTTAAATCATCTAAAATAATGATCTTACCTCGAGAGCCGTTAGGATCTATTACAACAGCATCTTCTTCTTTATTATACCAATCCTTGTAATAGTTTGTTATTGGATAGAATTCTCCATCTGCATACCTTTCTGCAAACCCCCTCTTGAATTCTCTCTTCTTCAAGTTAATGTTTCCTGATTCGATCATCTCATTCAACTCTCTAACCGAGGCTTGAAGGGTCATAATTGAATCAAGTAAATAAGTTTTAGTTTCTATTGCAAGATAATGTCTTTTTTTATCGAGTTTTCTGAAATCGATTTTTGCTTTAAGAGCTCGTCTTAGTATGTGTAGTGATGATTCGCCTGAATCAGCCGTCTTAGTTGCGTACTCCATGAGTACTCTCTTACTTGGAGCATTTGGACTAGCTTTCCATTTCTGCAGTAAATCTTTAGCCGAGTCAAAGGAGGATAATTTTGACTTCATTATAAGTTTAAGCTCATCGGGCTCTAACTCTTTAATTGAGAACCGATAATCTAAACCCTCGAGTATTGTGTCAAGGGCTAACTTTATATCTTGACTTAAACCTTTAATAATTACTTATTTATATGCTTCCAAATAAAGCCTCCTGCCGACATTCTATTGCCATTTCGACATGAGGAGATATTTCCGCTGTTAATATTTAATACTCTTCCTGCTTCTGTAGTAGATTTCCACTCTTTTATAAACTGTCCCCTTTTTGTATATTGGCCTACTGGTAAACAATGAGTGTCGTACAATTCTTTACTCCACCTTTTACCTCTTCTAAAAACAGCTAGACTTCTCTTATGATCTAAGGACAAAGGAAACCTTGTGTAGTCCTTAGAAGATCTTGAAATCTTTCTCTTAGCCTCTTCGGTATGCTTATACCCCAAACAACCTACTTGCCCTCCTGATGTTATATTACACAGATTATCGTACTCCTCTATCAGTAATCTTTCTAAATCTACAGCCTCTTCCTTACTTAAATTTTTGGCAACAATCTCTATATTGTAACTAGTTTGTTCAATTATCTCTTTCCAGTAAATATTTCTGCCCGACTTACTTTTAGCTCTGTCCGTTGATTTACCTAGCCCTATATAAAATACTTGTCCATTGTCCGCTCTTATATGTCTATAAACAATAATGTACTGTTAAAACGTCATCTGTGGTCATTCTATAATGAACTTGGTCGCCTATTTTAAATTCGTGCTCGGAGTCCTGCATAAACGTTATTAAATCTCCTTCCTCAACTCCTGCTTCACGTAATATCCTATTTGGGTAGGTTACTATTCCCATTAAATCCTTCATCTTTTTATAAGAGTCCTCCATGACTTCAAGACCATTACTTAACTTCCTAGTTACTGCAGGGATTGGTTTCACAAAGACATAAGGATCTAGTGCTTCCCAGTCCTCGCACTCTTGTTTTTTGATCATATATATCTCGGTAACTGGTATATAGTAAATATTATCTTTGATATAAAAAACACTTTTTCGTTTACTCTTCTTGTTCCAAGATTCTCTGCAGATGTTGTGGTGGAATAAAAGTAAGTCTCCGGGATTTGCCATAGATCCTGCAGGACCGTCGATAAAGACTCCCACACGATTAACGTGCTCGACACTATCAACACTATTATTAACAAATATTACCTGACCATTGGATAGAGTTACATCATTGTTATAGGCATCTACAACTTTTACTAAGAAATATACGGTTGCTTTCATTTACCAAAGTTTGAATCATACTCTACTTCTAAAAAAGTTTTCTTATTGATACTCTTCCACAAGAATGCTGCTCCTTTAGTTGGTTTGAGGTATATGTCTACCATTTCCTCATCATCTTCATTTTGGATGAAATCACTTAAAGAGCATTGACCTACTGGTTGTCTATAAGTAGACTCTTTTTGGTAGACCTTGTAATTATCCCAACTTGTGCCAACGACTATCTTACGCGCGTTTTCTACTTTTATTGCCATTTGATTTGATTTGATTTGATTTGATTTGATTTGATTTGATTTGATTTGATTTAAAGATACAGATTTATGGGATGTAAAAAAAGGGTAGACAGGCTACCCTTAATTCAAACACTTAAAACTATTATTATCTTAGAGAGACAATAATTTGTGGGGATCCGAATGCTGAATTTGGATCTATTGTTAAGACTGCGTTATATTCCTTCAAGACTTGGTCGATCTTAAGAGCGCACTCTTTACGCTTGGCAGTCGCTTGTCTTAACATTTGAAGTTGTTGGGCTTCTTGAGGAGATATCTCCCCTATTTCCGGGGCCTCTGTTCCCCTTTTTGCAAGATCTTCGGGAGTTACTTCTCCTTTTGGAGTTTCCTTTACAGGATCCATTACAGCCTCATTTGGCTTGTTGTCATTTTTTACTTCCGGTTTTTTAGCGTCATCGCTCATTTTGATTTTGATTTATGTTAAACTTAATTTATGCTTCATCTAATAATATTTCAGAGTTTGACTCTACAGTTAAGTTTGTAGTAGTGGTTTGATTTTCAATTTCCAATCTGACTTTATCATCTTTGTTCAAATCTACAATAAATAATAAAGGTATGAAAGCTATATCTCTCCCCCCTGATAAGTTATTTACTTGCCTAGTTGAAGAATCTACTGACACGGGCCATGTAGAGCCTCCATCTGTACTCTTAGTAAGTCTTACACTTATTACATCGCTAGCGCCTCCCTCAACTACGAGATTTCCTTGGACTATAAATTTGTCTGTTTGACCTAAATTCCTAAACTCTCCATTACTAGGCATATCCAAGTGACTACTATTGCTCGGGGTCCAAGTTCCTAATAATATTTCAAATGTATTTATAGCAGTTATGACTGTGGTAACTTCTGAGGTTACTGTTGCTTTAATTAGTTTTTTAGTGTTTGTAATTCCTGCATTATTTATCCAAAATGACACTACGTCACTTTCATTCATATTGGGATATATTGTAGTGTCCGATGAGTCCAATATTCCTGACCTTGTTATAAAACAGCCATTCAACTCAAAAGACTCTTCTAAAGTAAACTCAGAGCTACTAAAATCAAAAAGGGCTCCCGTTGCCGGTAAGTCAATATTCATACCCCAAGCAATTCTGCCTTGAAAGATTAACCCTGCTCCTGTTTTAAATAAGGCTGTAGGTACAGTTATTCCTCTAGCAATAAATGCATCAATTCTATAACCATTCATAGTACCTATAAGCTCTAAGTCGGGAGAACCTCCAAACAAGCCAATATTACTTTCAAAGATTTGCCTGTAGTTATCTACTAATCCTCGGGAAGTGCATCCATTAAAGTTAACCTTATTTATTTCTAATGCTTCATTACCAGTCTCAGATTTTAAATTAAACACATTTGAGCTTGTTCCAGTAACTTCAATGCTTAAAGAATTTATAAATACATTTCCACTCCCTCCTATCGGACTAGTGAACATGTCGTAATTGTTATCTGAACTTATAAGTTTTGAAATTTCTATATCTAATCCGCAAATATTTAAACCTCCTGATGGCACTTCTATAGTTGTAGATGACATATCCACAATACCATCTACACAATATAGTTTTGAAGAATCAATAACGCCAAAGTCTGATGCCTGTCTTACCATTACCATATTCTGTGCTACAAGAAGATCTCCATAACCTTTATCGATTAGTGATCTATCTATAAAGTTTGCAGAGTAATCTGCAGCATATTCAGCTCCCTTATTATTTGTAGTATCTTCTATTAGAACTCCTGTAGGGAGTGTGGAAATAGATACTTCTGTGTCTAAATTTCCTGCTCCGTCGCCAACTTGATGTGCTAATTTTACTGATGAGCTTGTTGCACTCATAAGCCCTGCAGAAGTGTAATCTGCAGAAGTTAAATTGTAAAGTATAAAAGAAATAGCATCCCCTCCTTGCCCTGTTACAGTACGTTTTTGTGTTAGAATGCCATCTGCAGCATAAATGGTAGCCCCTGCTATCCCATCTACATACTCCTTGTCTACTAGAGATCTTAATGTAAAGTTTGCAGAGTAGTCTGCAGCATAGACCATTCCTTTATTGTTTATAGAATCCGTTACAGTAAATGCTGCTGTAGTTGCGTTTATTAACATTTGATTTGTAACGACTCCGGCTCCATTCCCTTGCTCAATTCCAATACTAGATGTAGCAGGGCCTATCCTTAATAATCCTCTGTTATTGAAGTTAGGGGATGTAAGGTCATTTAAAAAGAAGGTTACATTACTATTGTTGTTCCCAGTCACTACTCTTGAAGTAGCGTCTATTGTTCCATCAGATGTATAAAAAGTAGATCCTACTGCAGAGTCTACATAGTCTTTATCAACTAAGGACCTTGCCGTAAAGTTTGCTGAATAATCTACAGCATACTGAATACCTATAGAGTTTATAGCATCAGTAAAAACTGCATTAAATTGATTTATATTTAACTGTGTAATATTTGCTCCATTAGAGGCGTAGACTCTAGTTTGATTATATCTAATCGCTATACCTGTAGACAAGGTCGTTCCTGTAGTTTGTATTAAAAGTTCATTGCCACTATCATCCGTGTCATTTAAGGTTACAACTCTATTGACATTATTAATAACTCCGTCGCCGGTATAAATTGTAGTAGATCCTAAGACACTATCTACATAACCCTTATCAACAAGGGATCTCGTTGTGAAGTTTGTAGAGTAATCTGCAGCATATTCAATTCCTTTAGAGTTAGTTCCATCAGTAAATATACCTGATCCTGCTTGAGTTATAGAAAAAGATGTTATAGAGACCACTCCTCCTAAGCCATCTCCTACTACCGACTCTAGTAGTACGCTATTAGATACCATAGTTAAGGTAGATCTGTTAGTATAGTTTGAAGAATCTGTATTGTACGAATCTAATACTAATTTGTTGTTTGATTCAATTGAGACTACTCGATCTTCTGTTATGCTTCCATTAGCATTGTATATATTGATGTTTGAATTAGTGGTCCATGTAGACCCATCATAAGTTTCTATAAAACCTGATGAGGTATTAAATATAGTCAGGCCAGTTGCAGGAAATACAATAGCATTTCTCTGTAAAGTGCTCATTCTTGGAGGTAGGAAGCCCTTTGTTGTGGAGTCAGCTTGTAATATCGCCGAAGCGTTTTGAGTAATTATTCCTACTCCAAAGCTGCTTCCAAATATCCCATTTTGATTGACTCTGAATACATGGCCATTTGTGTGTTGGGCTAAAAATTCCGATGCTGCCATAGGTCCTGTAAAACTCATAGTATTATTATGAGTGACAGTACGCGCGTCAGGTACTACATTACTTAATGTATATATAGTTGCTCCTACTGCAGCTTGCAAGGCAGAGATAGAAAAACTTACTGTCCTATTACTGTCTTGCGAGTCAGTACCGGTTACAAAATCAGTACTTACTGGGTTGGGTTTTAATGGGTATATACTTTGATTCTCTATTAGTGCCATAGCTTAAAATTTAGTGAATAGCTTTTTGGTTAACCTAAAACCAACATACTCTTGTGTGTCATAAGACAGTTGATATGTAAGGCCGTTTTTACCTTCAATACCAATAACAGCTTCAAATGCCAAAGGCTCGTTGAAACTTAAAGGTGCTCTTACTCCTGCTCCCAACATCAAAGAAAAATCCGGGTACTTCTCTATGGTGTTAGTTATAATTTTCTCCTGAATCTTAACATCCCTTGGCTTTATATCAAATGCCACACTTTGCCAGTCTAACGTTCCAGTAACAGAATCTTTAACTGTAATAGTAACAATACTGTCATTACTAACATAAGACTTCTCATACGTGCGTCTAGTAATTGCGTGTATGTAAGCTTCCAGTCTTTCTTTTTCAGTCTCGAGATCTTGGTACTTCTTTAAGAGTTCGGGATCTGCTTTATACACAATCTCGGGGTCGGGTTTAGGATTTTCAAAAGATCCTGATTGACCAGGTACTTTAATTATCCTATCCACATATACCGTATCAGTCTCGGTTTTATCGTTATTGTCCGGCACTCCAAATCTATCGCTTGCTTCACAAGCGACGACGCTAATTAGTAGGGCTACTATAAAACCTATAATAAAGTAGGTAAGGTTTCTATTTTTTCGGTTGCTACTCATATTCACAAAGATATACAAAAACAAAAAGCACTATTTTTAAGAATGATGCTTTTGTTGGTATATATGTGTAAAGGTAGATTTTGTACTTACAAGGCTTCCGTAGCTTCATAAAGTAGTTGGGCAGTTTTATTCCTGAACTCATCAGAGAGAAGTTTATCTAAATCACTTTCCGTTGTCATAAATCCTAATTCAAATAAGACTGCAGGAGATTTTGTACCTCTTAATACTTTGAAGTTTTTCTTCATAGGATCTCTAAGCCCTAGTCCATAGCCATTGGCCCTGAAATAGTTTGTGAAGTGGTTTGCTAACTTTAAACCACTTTCAGAGAAGTAGAAAAATCGCCCTCCTCTAGCCTTGTCTTTCTCGTGGAATGCATCCGCATGTATAGATATAAAAAATGTATTATTTTTAGCTAACTCCCTCTCCCTGTTTACACGCTCTTGTAAAGGGACATCATACCATTCATTCGTTATGAAATGAGCTTTCTTGTTGTTTTGCCAAAATAGGAATGATAACTTATTACCGATAGCTTCGTTGACGCTGTTTTCTTTTAACTTGACTAACCCATTAGGCCAAAAATGAAATTTACTCTCTTTACCTTTAGTGGTGTAACCATGTCCTGTATCAAATATTGGAATCATCTTATATATGTATTTATACTACTTGACAAACTTTTTCCCAGAGCGAATTTATACTTGGCTTTGACTCAATATTTATTTTAATTACTACTCCTGTCATTTTTAATGCCTCTATAGTAGCCTTAACTTGTCTCTCAATTATATAGTGTGGTCTCTCCATTACCCGTTTTTTATGAGGTTTTGTTGTTGAAATATCGAGTTGAATTCCTTTACTAATTCTATATAGTTTTTTTGAGACTTCTCTTTCTCCTCCCTCTCATAAGTGATGGTCTCCTCTTGTTGGTGGATGACCGTATCTTTTGCCTCAATTTGTAATTTGTGTATTTGCTTTATATAAATTAAAGCAGCTCCTAGTCCTGTTGCCAGTAATCCTAGAGCCCAGTAAAGGACTTTACCCTCTTCCGGGCCGTCTATCTGTAATGTGGTAAATAAAATCTAACATAATACTTTAATTTCAATTACTACTTAATTATTGTTAGAAAATATAAAGTAGTTACTTCCATCGTGACTTATAATATCTCCTTTATCATAAGTATTTAAAGAGTCCGAAGTGACCTCTTTTAGAGTCACTAAGATACTTACATCGAAAGTGCCTGTTCCGTCTAACGCAAAGAACACATTTACTCCATTAGCTACGAAAGTTACTAATTCCGTGACTAAGTTAACATTATTCCTTTCATAAGAAGTGCCATTATATAGACTGTAAGTGGGATTAGCTCCGCTATTTAAAGTTATACTAGTTATTTCTAATTCGTAAGTAGATCCTATATTTAATCCGCTCCAAAGTACTCTTGGCCTTAATACTATTCCCGTTCCATCTGACGTAGCGTCTAGGCCTCCTATTACAAATGAGGCTGTAGTATTACCTGAATTAGCTATTACGCCCGTATTAAACTCATCAGCTCCTAAACCTCTACCTAAATTAGCATTTCCGTCTTCTTCTACTATCCATGTTTCTCCTATAACTCCTGTTAAATCACTTAAACTATTTGTATTTGGATTCCAGTAACCTTTTAAGACTAATGTGCCCGGCTCTACAGGAGTAGGTGTTACTCCAAAATCAACTAATCTATATATATAAACCTTATTACCAATACCTCCTACTGAAACAATTCCGTCATTTATAGTGACAGTATTTCCAACTAAGTCGGTAATGGTGCTCCAAGTCATTTGGCCATCATCAGCCCATATTCCTAAATGATCTCCGATTTTTACATTAGCTGTACTCGTTATATCAAAGCTAGTGTCTGTAGCCACTACTGCTGTAGTTGTTACTGTATCTAAATTAAACGTGCAGTCGACACCATCGGCTGCGTCTGTTCCAATAGGGTAACTTGCATCAGAGCCGTCATATCTGACTCTATCTCCTAACTGTAGAAAACCCTCTGTTGGTAGTTGAGTTAAGACAAAATCTTTTACAACCTTATCAGTAGGGCTGCTAGGGAATGCTGAAAATCCTCCTGTAAAAAATCTTAAATTTGAGAATATAACCCAACTTGAGATTGGAGAGTCTGATGTTAGGCCTAAATACGGTCTAGGGTCGGAGTTGGGTACTAGCTTATAGTAGTGCGCTACAGAAGCAACATACAACGTCCAATCTCCATTCTTTAGTATAGGTACAAACTCTTTAAAATAGTTTGTTACTGGGTCATCCGAAGCCTTTAGCACCCCCAATTGTAACCTTAATATGGCATCAGCGCTTTCCTTTACCCAAACTGAAATATAAGTTTTAGATGAGTTTAACTTAACGGGTTGTGTTAAAGCGTAAGATCCTCCTAATGTTTTAGTTACTTTTACTCCATTAGGTGAACCCATGAGTTCAGCTCTGTCATTTATAAGTTCATAATAACCATCTGTACCATCTTCCAACCATCCTTCCATTCCAAATTTCCAATTTTGGTTTCTCAACATTTCTACCTCTTGAGCAACACCTTGTCCGAAATTGATATTTTGTGTTAATACGTTTTGATCAAGGCTCATATCTACAGCTAAAGGAGCTTGATCTACGTCTGTAATTTCTCCAAATCTCGATGGGACTTGCCCTGTAGGTCCATTAGGTAGTATTGCCGTAACTCCTCCGGTTACTCCTCTACCTCCGAACTTCAATAAGCTATTACTTTCATCACGACCCCCTATTATGCATATTTTACCTATTGGTGCGTATATGCAAGCTTCTGTCGGAGTTCCTCCTTCAAAAGAGCAATCTCTGAATGTAGTATTATTATATGCTTCAATTAAGTGATCATAACGCACTATAGTTTCAGCTCTTGAAACAAAAATACAATCCTCAAAATCTGTAACAGCAGTACCTTCTCCTATCATAAGGGCCTGTTTTACGTATTGTATTTGTACATTCTTAAATTTATTGTAGTAAGCTGACCTTGCTACATCTCCTATATTTACACTTACTCCTCTTGTAAACTTACTGATATAAACATCTTCAAATTTAAGTTGAGATGCATTATTCGTGTAGATACCATTTCCTGCATTTCCTGTTCCATCGTATCTTACATCGCCCGTTAGAGTGAATCCTTTTACCCTAACATTTTCCATGACGTTAGCACCATAGTTGAAATCGGTATCAATATCTCCATCGACTATGAATAAATCCTTATTCAAGTTCAATAAGAAGTTTGAATCGTAAACAGGGTCTCCATCTAAAATTTCTTGAGCTGTTCTAGCATCTATAACGAATTGCCTTAACTGGTTTGTTTGATTTACCTGGTCTGCCAACATAGCGTCTCTATCCGCGTATGTATTCTCTAAAGCAAAATCGCTAAAGTTTTCAAAACTTTTAAATCTTCTGTAGTCGTTTATTGTTCCGGTTTTTAATTTTAACTCCGGCTCAAATAGTAATAAAGTATTGGACTTATTTCCCTCCCATACTTGTCCTTGCCTGAATATTATAGAATCTGTTAAAAAATATGTACCACCGGGAACTTCAACCTTTGTTTGTGGATTTTTTCTAGGTGAGGTGTAAGAGGGTCTACCATTACCTATGAAATTAACATTTTGAGATCCTACAAATTGGACTGTCTTATTAAAAGCATTCGTGCAGTCAAAGGCTCCTACTGTAGTTACACCCTCCATGATTTGAGCTCCAAAGTGTATAGGTGTAATTAAATCTCCAACTGTCTTACCTCCTCCTGTAAATATTCCACTTGCATCAAAAATAGGATAGATTCCATCAAATTTAATAAGGGTTTGATCAAAAGTTATTAGTCCGTAGTTAGATATTTTACCTCCTTTGAAATCTAGTGTAACATTAGTAGGAAATGTCACATCGTTTCCTCCTAAATCATATTCATACCTAAGCTCCCATATAGAGTCCCCATAAGAAGCCGGGATGTTTTGCCAATCAAAGTCATCTCTTATTATTTTATACCCCAGTTGGTTAACATTATCCCTGTCTTTAAACTGCAACTCATTTAAAAGGTTAAAGTTAATATCTTCATCATTAACTAAAACAGAGCCTCCTCCTGTAAATGGTACAAAATTCCAACCAGTTTCACTATCATTTATTTGAGCTACATATCCTGCCTTACCTACGTAAGAGTCAGGCATATCCGATAGGGCTTTTATAGAGCCGAATCTAGGAGGGTTTTCAATACCTCCTAGAATATTAAAAGTATCTAAATATATTACTCCTGCAGGAAGGTTTTCAAATTGGAATTGTATTTCATCCCAAGAGTTTCCTCTAAACTGAAAGTCATCTTTAGGTAATATAATACTTTGGTACTGGTTCAATATATCGCTTACCAAACCGTAGCATCCGTTTCTAATAGAAACAAAACTACTGACTTGAATACCACTACTAAAGAAAGCAGCCTTTATACGAGATGTGTTAGTCCACTCTATAGAATTATTGAGGTATAGATGTATGTTAGTAAACGATTGAATTGTTTGAACTACCGAAGGAAGCATAGAGACATAAGCTCCGGTATTAACTATACCATTTAATGATATTGATACTGCTCCTGTGTTTGGATTAATAGTATTAGCTAAGTTTATTCCTGATCCTGTTGCAACAACATTAAATTCTCCTCCTCCTGTACCGGCATCTTCATCGTACATTAAAGTTTTAACTATTCCAGTTGGTTGTGTGGCAAGAGCTGCTACGCTAAAGGCTGAAATTTTTACAGTAGTTAAAGGGTCTAATACGATAGGCTCAATAGGATTGGCTGCAGCAATACCTTGTACAACCGAAACGTTTCCTGCAGCATCAGCTACTATAATATCTGTTCTTGAATTAGTGGGGTCGGCGTTTGGTCCTGTTATGGCTCCCGAAGGTATCGTATAGGTGTTATCATCTATAACTCCTTCTAATTGTGTATGTAAAAAACTTAGGTCTTGAGTCCAAACTATCTCCCCTTTATCAATACCATTAGGTAAACCAACAGTTTCTATAAAGCCTACAAAATCTCCAATCCTAAAATTTTTAGTCCTGTTACTGTTTTGAGAGTCCGTTCCAATAACATAGTCATTTAAACTTATCGGGTTTTTAAAGGGGTAAATGTCTTGTCTAAGTATTCTTGCCATGATAAAAATATTATAGTGAGGTAGTGACTAAAAGGCCTGCATTATCTACAGTTATCTTCCATCTCGTAGTATCGGGAGATGTCAATATTACTCCATCAAATGATTCTAAATCATCTACTTCTACTATAGTTGATCTAACTTTTAATGTTTTATTTCCTCCTGCCACTAGAGCTATTACATCTGCAGCATCTCTTAACATTCCAGTATCTATATCACTTCTCCAAGTAAAAGTTGGATTTACAGTATCTCCGGGTGTTCTTAATCTAGGTGTAAATGAAGACTCTCCTCCAAAAAAACTAGAGTCAAAAGACCATCTCGTAGTTGCAGCTAATACAACTCCTATTGTATTAGCTCTAACAAGTGCAAGTCCTGTA